CTGCTTTAAGTTTAGGAAGATTTCCAACATCAATATAAAAAATTCGTCTTTCGGGTGCCCTAGATATCCTATAGATAACCATTGCATCTTCAAGCATTCTCAACTGATTGAGTGGTTTTATTGCCTTATGTAAATATGAAAGAACCATTGTTCTTGCAGTATTTAATAAACCGGAATGTGTATATAGAATAGCATCTGGAGCAATACGTATGCCTGAGGCGGCTTGTCCAAACGTTGTAGCATAAGATGCCTGCCCTTGTCCTTTGTATAACCCTCGTTCATTATATACAAAAAATTCGTTTGCAACTGATGCTTGGCTTGGATATGGAACAGATTGTGTAGACCCTTCTTTTTTCTTAGATTCTCGAACTTTTTTTATCTTTCTAGGATCTAATACTCGTAATTCTTGTATGCCTCTTTTAGGTTGTTTCTCATCAATTACAATATGATAATAACATCTACCATCAACATACCATCTCTTAAAAATTTCAACTCCCTTTTTATTGAAATCTAAAAGTCTAGTAATTTCCTTAAATTCAGTTTCTATTTTTTCTTTAATGCCATCAGATATATTGACATTATCTATATTAATCCTAATAGGGGGAACTTCATGAGATGTGACTATGGCCTCATTTACTACATCATCTATGGCGGCTTCAACTTCCGCTTGAAGTGCCATTTCACGATAACGATTAACTAATTCAAATTCTGTTTTGATTGATGCATCGGTATCTACATACGTACCATAGACACCTCCAGAAGATACAGGCAGGGCGCCATCATCATATTCTGGTTTAGCAAAAGATTGTAATGAGGTATTTGCGGTGTTAGTTTTACCTATAGTAAAACCAAATAGTTCAACGGGCATAATAAGGTCCTGATAATGGGTGAATATATAAAAAACATTTATAGTTCTTTATATTTATTCACCCACGAAATCAGAAAATCAAATTAAGTAATATTTACTGCTGATATTCCCGTAGCAGTCCCCGGTCTTGATTCCCAATAATCAAAAGTAAAAGTGCAAGTAAATTCTTCAATTGAATCATTATCACCCCAATCAAGAGTGATTTCAGAAAGGTCCACTGGAAAAATATTTTGAAATGTATAATTTCGGAGAATATTTGATGCATTTTTACCTAATTGTTGCACCGTTGCCGTCCCAAAATATCCATTAATGGCGCCAGTTGTTATTCTTTGATTAGATTCATGTGAATTTATCTTCATCATCCATTCTTCAAGTCTTGCTCGTACTTTAAAATTCTCATCATTAAGGACTGTTACAGTCCAATCTGCAAATGTTCTATTACCTGCAAATTTAACTTCACGACCAAAATAAGGGGTAACTACCGTACCCATAGTGGCTCCAGGTATGGATGATGCTCTAATAAAAAAATGATCATTTACTGAATCTTGAGTCCAATAATTAGTAGCACCAAGAATGCTAACTTTAAATAAATTAGGTCGTGCCCCATCACCCGTCATCTGCCTTTTAAATGTTGATACATTAAATGCCATTGAAATTTCTCCTTTTAAACTGCGTTAATTACTTCAGAAAATTCAACTCCAGAAGCAACGGCAACAAAGTTGAGACTGATGAAGTTAATTGACCTACTAGGTTTAATGAATATATCACCTCTAAATTCGTTTCTATCAACAACTACAGGTGGATTGTTAGAATCATCACATACAACTTTAAAATCTGTAATACCTCGTTGTGCCTGAACATCTCTCAAAAATGGTTCAATTTGCGAAATAAATTGCGCCCTTGTAAACTCATCATTAAATTCGAACAATGAAAATTGTGCGGCATTAGCAATTGCTTTTTCAAGTATAATAAACAATCTTCTTACATTAATTCTATCAAATGCAGAAGGTTTTGCTAACAGAGTTTTATCTCCAAACAATATTGTTCCTTGCCCAGGAAATGAAACAACAGGATTAACACCCTTTACATACAAATCATCTCTCTCGGTCTGAGTAGGATCAAAAGCAAGTTTTGTAACATTCTTAACATTTCCTCTATTAAAACCAGCAGGAGAAATATAAGGATTGATATTATCAGATGATGCACATAATCCTGCAATATCTCCATTCAATGGAACATATCTAAACACTCCATTAAAACGATCTAACATATATTTATAGTTACCATCCATCACTGCATAACTTGAACTTGGAAGTTCATTTCGTCTTGCAACAACATTTGTTACTTCATTTCCCGTGTCATTTACAACATCAGAAGTTGATGGAGAAATAAATGCTACACAATCTTTTCTATTTTCTGCGACTTCTTGTATTAGAAAGGTTGCTAACGTATTTGATGCTTCTCCAGAAAGTACAAAAGAAATGTCTACTTTATTTGCATCAGACATTTTCTTCCAACCTATAATTCTATCAGCATCAGAAACATTAAAACCATTGTTACCACCAGAAAAACTTTGAGTAACCATTCCATTTGCTTGAGCAGAAGCAGAAAAAGTTCCTCTAAAGGAATTATTAGATGCAGTATTTCCAGATGCTAATGTTCCTCCCCATTCTATATTTTGTTGTACAGCACCACCACCATTCGTTCTAGAAAATGCATCACCCTCTCCAGGGTGATCTCCCCATCGAATATATTCAGAGTGATCATTGATATAATCTTTATAATAAATACTCTCTCCAGTCGATGAAATAGCACCATTTGCTACTGAAACTGCAGGAAATGCTTCAAGCACAGATTTACTTAAAACTCGTGAGGCTCCTCTTACATCTTTAGTTCCTGTCCAATCTCCATTTTCATCTACAAGAATAACATGAACCTCATCGTTCACATTTTTATTTCCTGTTGTCTTATATGCATAATCACTTGTTAATGGTTCTTTTTCAAAATCAGATCTAAATTCCCATTCTCTAGAATATGCTTTATCCGAAAAGGCCAAAATATAACCTTGATCAACTGTCAAAGAAGCATCACCTGCTATTGCAGTAACTTTTCTTCTTATATTTCCTGTTCCATCATTAACTGTAATAATGTCACCAATATGAATTTGTTTTGTAAAGTGAGAATTTGTACCAGAAACTGTAGTTGGAGCAGATAATGAAACTGTAATAACACCCATCATATGACTTGATGGCTCCTCGAAAGCAGACCGTTTTTTTCTTGCTAAAGACACAGTTGTATCGCCACTTGTACCTATCAATGAACCTGCATTTGTTGTTGCAACAAATGAAGAGTTATTTGTAACTGCGGTTACAATACCGACATTAACACCACTTACAATAATATCACCAATTTCTAATTCTGCATCGGCGGCACCATCGGCGGCTGTTGTTGCAGTTATAACACCTGCGGCCGCTAATGTAAACGTACCATTCATTGAAATATCAGTATTTGGTGCTAATGATACGATATTATCTTGAACTTGCGTATTGGCTCTTGTTGCCATACACAAAGAAGTTTTAAATGTATTGCCTAAATCCCCTGCATGTTTTGCTAACCATGTTCTTCCATCGGTTCCAGTACCAGAAAGGGCGGCCGTGTTTTGATACTGTGCATCATTTTGAATCAATATTGAAGTCCCATTTGATACTGCATTTCTAGCATTTGTAGTATTTGCAGTTCGGACCATTCTAAGTGTATTTGCATATGTTAAAAAGTTTGCTCCAGTAAACCAATCCTGAAAATTATCTCCTACAGGTTTACCGAATCGTTCTACCATGTCATCTTCAGAAGAAACAGTAACCACTTCATTTAAAGGGCCCCATTTGAAAATTGAACATAAAGCACCCTGCGAAAGCGATAGAATAGGTACCCTAGTTGTCAAATCTATTTCTGCCGTTGATACACCTGGGCTTACTTGAAATGCCATGTTTTTCTCCTAATGAATTGAAGGTGTAATACTCTTGCTCTTTTATTTATTTTTTTAGGTATTTACAGGGATATTTTATTTATTATAATATAAATATAATCATGAATAAGGCGATTGAAAGATTTGAAAAAAAGATCTTAAAAACTGACGATTGTTGGTTTTGGACTGCTAGTAAAACAAAACAAGGATATGGAATGTTTTCATATGAAGGCAAGTCCATTCCTGCTCATAGATTCGCATATCAAACATATACAGGTGAAATTGGGGAAAAAATAGTACACCAAAAATGTAATAATACCTATTGCGTAAACCCTGATCATCTATACCTTACAACAAAAAGCGAAACTAGAGGAAAATTTTATATATTAAGGATAAATGAAGAAATGATTTTTAATGAATCTGTAAGATATCTAGAAAAATTATCAAAACTTAGACCAGATTTAGTAAAAGATATAAATGCACTAATTGACGAAATAAAAGATCCTAAAAAAATTCATAGAATGTCTGAATCAATATAACCTATTCTTCCCACAATTTTTCAGGAATAGAAAAATCTTTATTTATAACCCATTGTTCACCACCCATTGTTATAGTAGTGTCTTCTTCGAGAATACCATTATCTATAAACCCAAAGGGCATTACACTCTCTTCCATTTGTGCTAATTGTTCTGCATACAATTTTTCTCTAAGATCCATATCTGTAACTTCTTTATAATATCGTTGTTCGATCATCCAACCAAATAATACAAGAGTCATAACAAGATCATCATGGCACCCCTCTTCTGCTTGATAAGACTGCCCATGAGCAACAAAAGTTGTAAGTTCACTAATCGTGTCTAAATCATGTATAAGAAGTTTATCACTTTCAATGAGATCTTTCAAATTTGAACATCCTTTACGTTTGACTTCTTTTGTAGTTCTGACCCCAATTTGAGTCCCCCCTCCAAAACCACCTCCAAGTTGTTGCCCGGCCCTACCATTAATAGTCGCATGAAAAATATTTTCATATTCTAAATCATAATGTAATATATCAGCAACTTGTCCTCCAATATCATTTGTCTCTACAAGAACATATGCATTATTGAAATACTTTGCCATATTTTCAACTACACTCGGAAGTACCATTGGAGATATATTAGGATCTCTATATTTTGCACATTGAATATTAGGATATTTTGTAGTATCAATTACAGATACCGCAGAATAGTCTAATCCCCGCCCTCTAGCAACATCAACAATACACACATATGAATGAGATTCTTTAACATCTTCATATATTTCAAGACTATCTTTTTTGATTAATGGTGCTTTATAACTTAATAGTCTAAGTTTGGTAGCGGCAATTAAGGTATGTTGAGATCCAATAAATTCACAATCATATTCTTGAGCAAACTGTACTTCACTCGTATTACGAATAGTCTCATCTTTCCAATTTTCATCTCTTCCTGGAACTTGGGACCAATGAATATCAATAGGTATATAATCACTTCTTCCTTCTTCAGCATCATTCCAAAGTTTATAAAACATGTTCAACCCTTTTGGTGTTGAAACAATAAAAACTTTAGTTGTTTTACCAGAAGAAATTGTAGGATATACAGAAGTAAAAAATTGATCTGCGAGAGAAGGAGGATCAATGTGTGCAAATTCGTCTAAAAAAATAATATTAAAAGAACTACCACGAACCGCAGATGATGAAGTAGACGATGCTATTATCTTACTTCCATTTTCAAGTTCAATACTCCCCTTATTCCAAACCAAAACACCTTGTTGCAACCATTTAGGAAGATTTTCATATGCAGTTTGAAGTCTTTGGAGAATATCACGAGCAGTAGAACCTTTATTCGCAAGAATAGCAATGTTGACTGTTTCATTAAAGATTGCAAAATGTAAAAGATAACTAATAATCGTAGTTGTTTTGCCTGTTTGTCTAGGCATTTTACATATCACAAAACGATTATTGTGAAACTTATCAATCATATCCTCTTGATAATCATACATATCAAATGGTATTAATCCATGATCAACGTGTACAATCTTTACATAATTATTACAAAAATGAGTTGGATCATCTTTACATTTCAAATATTCCGCAATAGAATGTTCATCAAATTCCAATGAAACATTTGCCGATTTTAATAAAGGATTTCCTAAATACGTATCACCCGGCATATTCTACTCCCTTTCTTCCACCTACAGGAGAAATCACTATTCTAGTTCCCTTAACTCCTGCATCACTTCTATCTCCTTTGTAAATGGCCATAAGCACAGGATCATATCCGTCCCCATCAACCGAATCTCCATTATAATGTACATGATTTGAATCAAGTTGATAATGTTTTTGTATTTTTTTTAATTTCACAGGACCTTGCAAAAGAATAGAAGTATTCTGCTGGCCCTCCACTCTTGATGAATATTGATTACCATAAACCGCAATCATTTTTAAATTATTATCTTTTATATGTCTATACAAAGTTGTTGCTCTTGGTAATCCATCTGGATAATCAGATTTCAAATCAGTTATAAATTGTTGAACTTCCTTGTGTCTAAAAATAGTAGGTTCACTTCTTTGCGAAATTCCACCCCATTGTTGAAAATCTTTTGCTCGTGTACCATCTTTATGAGATATCCACACGACTTCATTTTCGTTATCATCTAACAAATGAAAATCAGATTTAGGAACACCAGGTGTTGTTACTGCAGTTGAAACTTTATGAATTTTATATTTCACCTTGACATTTATGAAATGCATTTTTTCTTTTGCTTTTGCCTCTTCAATTTGCTTTTGTAAAGATATCAACTCAGCATCTTCTTTAGCAGTTCCAGAACCTACCCCTTTACCGCCAAATTCTTTTGTTTTTTCTATTTGATTAAATTTGTATTCATTACCATCTAGATCAATGAGAATTACATCTCTGGTGGGTTTGCCGTCTTTTATATGTTTGATTATACTTTTTTGAGGAACTAATTCTACTTCACTTTGATTTACAATCTTAAATTTACTCTTTTCTTCAAATTTTTTAAGAAAGACTTCTGCTCTAAATGCATACTTATATAATTCATTACCACCTAAGTTAGCCATTGTCCTTTTTTCCTTTGATTAGTTTTTGTAACTCAGCCGTGCTTCCGACAAACAAAGCATTAGTAACTTTCTCAGGAACGTTCTTGACTTCTTTCGTAATGTCTTTTATTTGTTGATGTAGACCTACGAGATTTTGATTTTGATCTCCTATAACCTTAATAAGTTGACCAACAACTTCATACATTCTGGCATTACCATTCTCCTTTGCTTCCATTAATAATTCATCAAGAGCATCATGCCCACGTTCAATCACATTATAATAATTTTCTCTTGCATATTGATAGTCCGTATCCAATTCGTCATCAACTACAGGAGGCTTAACCTTTTCAGGTCGTTCTCGTTCCATCACTGCGGTTTCTGCTACATTTAAAATTTCATTTAATTTATCAAAAGAAGAATGACTATCTTCAAATTCATCCTCTTCAGGAGGAACGGGTGATGATTTCATGAATCTACTCCAGTCTCAGGGTCATAATTAATTGCAGGATTAAAAATAGTTATTGTTGTATTTGCATCAAAATTTCCTGAAGCATCCACTGTTGCATCTTTTCCTCCTTCAGGAGTGATAGTAATTCTACTAATTGTGTCACCTTGTACTCCGCCTGTTTCAAGAATAAAATTATCTCCATTTGTAGAACTATCAGTTGTTCCATCTTCTAATCGTATATAATTTGAATTCATTATGGTACTAGATTCTAATCTCATTTTATCAAGTTCAGGAATATCCCCTTCGTTATCAAATTCATGAAAATCAACAACCACACTCTTAATAATTTTCCCACCACCTTTAATATCAGGATATATAAACCCTTTCATAAAAAAATCAAGAGTCCATATCAACGTTCTACGTGTAGTAAAATCCCCATCATATGAATCTTCTAGACTTGCAGAACTAAAGGATAAAGGAACATCTAATTTCACACCCATTGACGGAATCGCATTAATTGTCACGTTAAATTCAGGAGTAAAAAATGGAAGAATCTGCTCCAAAATTTGAGTACCATCTTCAGCATTGTCAACCATAACAAATAATTGAAAATCCATATTATAAGGAACAGGATTAAACATTTTTTGCATTGTCCCAACACCCTGAGTAGATGTTGCCCTATTTACTATTTTACCCAACGTATTTAATTTACGTATAGGATCATATGTAATTGCAGTCATCTCAAAACCCATGCGTGGCAATTTTATAGCAACTTGATTTGTAAGATTTGGATCTTGTCTTATTCGTTGTAGGAATTTCTGCTTTGGTCCATATGCGATAGGAACTTTTTGTCTTGAAGTGACATTTCCAGAAGAGTCTTTTTTCTCGATGTTTAGATCGTTAAATAACGTTCCAAATAAAACCACATACTTACGAATTGTCTGATGATAAAAAGTTTGTCCTAGCATAGTAAATATATTTATAAATAATAGTATGGCGTTATCGATTAAAAAACAAGGAATGAATTTTGCTATAAATCAAGGCTGTTCCTTCTCTAAAACATTTACTGCAAAAAATGCAAACAATGCAAACGTGACCGTGACTGATGGCTCGATGTCTGCAAAAATGACAAAATCCCATGATACGGCAAATACATCATTAAAATTAACATTCACTACCTCTACCGAAGGCTCTAATGTGACTATTTCGGCCACCGCAACTCAAACAGGTGCAATGGCTCACGGAAGATATTATTATGATGTTGAATGGACTCATGATTCGACCGAGATAGAAAGAATTATTGAAGGCATTGTCACTTTGTCACCACAAGCGACTTCTTAAATATTACCTTCACTAAAAGGATTTGATTCAGAAAAATCTATAATAGAATCTGCTTCTGTTTCAAAGGTGACATTATTTGCGGTCGTATCATTTATGAATACCTGTGTATCAGGTGTTGTAGAAAGTGAATAGTATGCTCCGCTTGTTTGCCCTACAATATTCGATGTTGCACCAAACGCTCCAACAATGTCTGTAATTTTTAATACTCTATCTGTTTGACCCCATGAAATAACTCTAGCAGTTGTATTAGCACTTGCATAGGTATCTCCAACATATACATTTTCATTATTGGTATAATTACCAGACCCATCGCCCATTTCTAAATTAATCGAATAGGCATTCTCATCCTCTACCTTATCAATATCGGCAATCCCAGTATCAATTTTTTGATCATCATATTGAAATAATTCACAGGTAAGATCGAAAATAGGCAACTTGCCGAATTGATAAAACATCGATTCATGCTCTACAAAACGGATTTCATATAATTTCTTATTTAATGGTAAAAATATAACATCACCTTCTCTAGGTCTATCCTGTTCTGTTATATCAAGATTGTCAAATCTTCTTCTGGCAACAGAAAACACTACTTGATCTCTTATTTCAAGACCAAATCTCGAAATGAAATCTCCTTCACCTTCAAAACCATCAACAGTTTTGATGTACATTTCTATAAGATGTGATTGATTAAATTCTGAAATAGTGTCCTCTCCATAAAGGACATCCTCATTTACATATTGTCTAGGAAGGTAATATACATCAATACCATAGTTTTTTATTGCTTCTATGATTAAATCTTGATGTAAAGCCTGCTCTGGCGTATTTTCGTAATGGTTAAAATATACACTTGTTGTCATTAGAACGGTCCTGCACCAATCATCATATCGACTGGAAGTTCGTTTCTAAGTTGCATGTCTTCTTCTATTTGATTCAATTCTGCTAAAGCATCATCAAACATCTGTCTACCATTTAAATTAACACCTCCTGGTAATTGTACTCCATCATATTTTATTAAATTAGCACCCCATTGTCGTTTAAATAAAGCGGTTGTATATTTTTTTAAAAACATATCGTTATATACATCAGTATATGTATCAGGATTTAAGATTGCATAAACCTCGGCTACAATAAATTCATCTACTTGTATATCATCATTTTCCCAATCAAGATCTAAAAATAATCTATTTTGATGCTTATTAAATCTTATTGGTTTTTTACCGACAAATATATCATTCATTAATGCTAAGTGGCCTTGAGTCATTTGATACTGTGCTAAAGATCCTGCAGTTAAATAAGGCATCTCATTCATATTAAATTGATATCTAAAATTAAACATGCTAGATGATGTGCCTGAAGTTTCACTAATATCAAAAATATTTACAACACCTATAATATTGTTTGTTATTGGTATATAATGATTATCAATATCTCCAAAAGTGGTCGTACCTGCGGTTGCAGTGACAGAAGATGTCCCTCCCGTTATTGTTTCACTATTAGTAAAAGTTGAAGACGAACTATTGTTTTGATATCCATTCGAATCTTTATGTTTTTTGAATGTAATTACAGTAGTATTTGCAGTATGTACTGTGGCGGTAGCATTTGAGGTTCCTCCTGTAATTCTTTCACCAACAGAAAATGTTCCTGAAGGACCTGTAATAGTCAATGTTGACGGAGTTATCTTGTGTCTCAAATAAGTTTTTTCAACACCATCAAAGTGATATTCTTGAAAATATTGTAAACCCTCATCAATCCGATCCTCTAATTGGTCATCATCAACATTAATCTCAATGACAGGTTTACCTAACATACGTAAACAGTATTGTTTTAAATTTTCTCTAGATGCAGGTGTTGCCATTTATTTTCCTAACAAGAATTAAGTAATGTTCCGGAAGCATTATATACTGCCAGTCTGCATTCTACTCCACTCGCACATACTTTAGTTCCATTTATTGTTACACCATCTGTTAATGTGGCTAGTTTCCAGGTACCATTATAATACATATATGCGGTAGATTCATTTGCAGAGAATGCCGCATCATTTCCTGTATACAGAGCCCATGAATTTTCTCCATTAAAAGTCATATATGTATCAGTATCACCATTATGTCTAATATTGGATCCCACATACACTTCATTACCAAAAATATGTGGGCTATTAGAAGTGGCATTAATAACACCTGATATATCTAATCGCCCTGTGATATCAACACCTGCACTATCAGTTGATAAGTGGGTTGCTCCATTGTATCGTAGAAAAGTCTGCCCACCATCCATATATAATTGAGAGTCATTATCAGTAATAAAATTTATGGTGCCTACACCAAATTGTATGTAGGTGTCTGTATCGCCTATATGTGCTAATTTATCAGCCATATAAAGGGCCCCTCCCACTTGTAAATCATTACTAATTCGTACTGCACCACCAACATCTATTTTATAAGTTGGATTAGGATCAGAAACATTAAATCCAACACTTCCTCCTGCAACAGCAGTAATTACACTTGCAGAAGAATTTGCAACTTCTAAAACTTTTTGAGAAGTGGTTGTTGAATCACTTTTAACATAGAGGGTATCACCTGTAGTTCCTGTATGATCATGTATGATTTGTGCTAATTTAGCAGTATGAGCAGTATCGGTTGAAAGTATTAAACCTGATCTAGTTGCCTTATTCTGCCTAACTTCAACTCCCGTCATACCATCCGTCTTAACATATAATGCAGTACCACCAGTCGCATTTTGATGATTTTGATTAAGTTCAAGTAAAGATCTTACACCAGTATCGGCAGAATTATCATATATGTGGAGACCATCACCTGTAGTTTGAGTTTCAGTCGAAAGATTAAGCATGTGAGCAGTTGTTTGACTACCTGCAATTGAAATCCCTTGCTTATCAGCATCATTAGAATCAATATATATTCCTGAAGTACCATCAGTTGAACCAACATTTATGTGAAGTTTTCCTGATTGTGCGCCAATTGTGTCACCACCCACAATTTGCATATAACCACCATATTCATTTCCGAATACAGCCGTATTGGCGGCATCTGTCACTATATGCATAGTCTCAGTAGCATGATTATAAAGAATACCTCCAACATCAGTATCGGATGGATCACCAAATGCGACATGAGCATTTTTCGTATCGCCTGCTAATAAAGTTAATCCTACACCATCCGATGCATTACCTAGTGACCCCGTATTCTCTAATACTAATTCATCAGCGGAAGATTCTACTGCCGTAGCAGTTGTACCTCCGGCGGCAAAGTTTGTTCTTATATGAACTCGACCTTTTGAAGATGTTGGTCTTTTTTCTGAAGTTATATTTGTAGAAATTTCTGGAAATTTTCCTATACCAACATTTGCAGTTCCAACATCAAGACCAAATGCAGTAGAATTTGTTGATACTAAAAATCCAGCACCATTTACTACAACATTAGATGTCTCTACAACTCCTGCTCTTGCAATATAAGGAGATAATATAGAACTTGCTATAGTTGCACCAGAAAAATCTTGAGTTCCTGATGAAATCGTTAAACTTCCCGCTCCAGAAGTTATTGCAATCGTTGGATTTGTAAAAGACACATCAGATGCTTCAGCGGCCACAGATGTAAGTTTTGACACCGAACCTAAATTTGAAATTGTAGCACCATTCAGATCTATAGCGGCGGCACCACTAACAAATTTTTGACCATTTAGATGTATTTTACTATTATAAACGAATGTATTTGATATAGATGAATCTGCATCGGCAGGGGTACTTACATCAATTGATGTGCCCCCTAACACATGAACTTGATGAACATTTCCTCCAGAAACAACATTTGCTGAAGTAAAATTAACATTACCACCAGTCAACACTAACCGAGTACCAGTCATTAAAGTTCCTGTAATCGAATTTGTTGTTACAGTATTGACTGCAAAACCGCCTTCCGAGTTAGCATATGTTATGGCAGTAGTAGGATCTGTACTATTAGCGGCATTTATAACCGTAATAATATCATTAGTTCTACTTCTCCACTCATCAAATGTATTTGTAAGTTCAACTGTACTAATACTAGGCATGTAATCCCTTTATTTGTTCAAGATTTGTAAGATCAGATTCATCTGGTGTTTAAGATCTTTAAGATCCTGTTTAATATTATTTATTTCAACACCATCATTAATTTTTTTTCGATGTTGGAATAATGATTTTCGATCATGGGCTAAAATAGCATTACTATTCATATCACGCATATAATTAGGATAATCTGTTTTTGTTTTCATTATGGATTACCCACACTATCAAGAGCAATAACTTTTAAATCTGAAACTTTTGGGATTCCAATAAAAGTCGTTTGAGAATCTTCATTTCTAGTAAATACTATTTTTGCAACAAATGTTCTGAAAGTAGAAAATGTAGCGGTATCTGATTTATAAGAAATTTTTTCATCTTTCGTCTTAAATACATATTGTTTAAAATCTTTTTCATTCATTGAAAATAATCCTGCAGAAGTGTCCTGCTCCATTAATATATAAGGCTTATCATCAAAATTTTCAGGATCATCATTCGCAATCACTTTATAATATACGTGAATGTCCGATCCTCGTGGTTTATATGCATTAAGATACACTCGCAAATCTCTAGCATCAAATCCCTCTTCTAATGTGACTCTACGAGTAATATATTTTGCAGTAATATTACCACCTCTTGAATGCTCTGAATTTGCAGTAAGCATATTAGTACCATTCGCTCCTTCTCCTATTATTTTAACTACAGGATTGGTGGAGTTTGTGATAGATGCAAGTGTAATTGATGGAGTTGTAAGATATCCTGCTCCAGGATTTACAACTACAACTTCGTTTAATTTCCCATCTGCGGCCACATTTGCGGCAATTGTTGCAGTATTTGATCCCATATCTGGAGCGGATACGGTAAAAATACTTGTATTACCATCTATAGCATTTGGGCTTGCATATGTTCCAGAATCTCCTCCAATCTGAGATTGTAATAGTCCTGCACCTATATTCGTAACTAATATACTCGTATTTTTTAATCCAGCATTATTCAAATCATTTTCTATTGTAATAACCCCTGTTCTAGTTCCATCTATTACAGGACTTATAATATTATTCGCTGAAGTAAAATACACATTCAATTGAAAACTATTTTGATACTGTACATTTGAAGTATCAGATGTATATGTAATTTTTTGCTGTGTTTTAAGATCAATATTTTTATTTACCACAAAACTTGTGGCTGTGGATTTTAAAGTAGCACCTGATGCAGTAGATCTATATTTAAACTCATTAGTGGTATTTGCAAATTCTATAACATCCGCAAGAACTTTCATAGAGTCAATCGTAGAATCAGATGTCGCATTTCCTGACGATGTATGAAAATTATCAAAACGAGCATATCCGGTCTCACTCGAAAAACTGCTTCGATTTAACACAAACATTAGCCCTTCAATATCAGAACCTTCAATTTTATCAGCATTAGAAGGTTTAAATAGTTTTCCTATATATGGTTGTTTTGTAATTTTTCTATCTGTTCCTGTATGTTTAGCCCCCAATTCAAATGAATATACACTATATTCTGAATTATTTGATTGAAGAGTGAATGCATATTCTCCAGGATTTAAAAATACAGGAAAATCAAATTTAAATATTGTTTTAGATCCTTGATCAAGACCGCTCTTATTAGCAGTAAATGAATTACCTAATGAGGTTGCAGGATATCCTCCAAGCGTATTTGCAGTAGGAGTTGAAGTATTTGCCGTTACACGCCCTGGAGTTAATGTCACTTCAGATCCTGGAACTATAGTAGATGGGCTTGGAGCACCATCAACCATTGGTCGTATTTGAAGCATAACCGGGTTTTTAGATCCTGAAGATGAATCTTTAGTATTAAAAAATAATTCAATACTATCTAAAAATATACCTGATGGATAATTATCTTCTGATACTATGAATACTTGTGCTAAAGGAGACAAATATTTTGAAGATTCATTTCTTCTAGGTTGTGCATAACTTTTTACAATTGTGCTTTGTGTAATATCATCTCTACGTTTAATTAAAGGCCTAACCGATATTATTCCCTCTTCTCTATTAGAATCCATTACACCTTTATTATGAAACATTTTTTCTGCAACAGATGTGGTTGATGCTAAAATATTATCCGAATCATCACTCACTCTAAAAAGTTGTTCTCCTGTATTAAATGTCCCAGCAGGAATATTAAATTGCCCAGCAGATACTCCCTCATTATTCACCAATATTTGACCATCCCCCAAAGAATAATTTGTCACAGAAGATATGGTTCCATTGGCTTTTGTATCGATTCCTTCTATAATCGATCCTACTGAAAATGCACTTTCCTGAGATTCATCTATAATCATAATAGAACAACTATTCGTAGAGGTCCTGTCTCCCATATATACTATTTTAGCAGTATTGCCTGCATTACCAAGAGACCCTTGAATTTCTATAGTTTCATAATTCGAACTTGTAGTTCTAAAAATATTAGATGTACTTACATTACTCAGTCCAATCAATGTTGCCTGCTTTACCTTATCGGTAACAGGAGAATCTTCAAAAAATGCATAAACGTTTTTATTTGGTTTCAAACCTTTAGAAACAAAAGAAATAGTTTGTTCTCTCATTTTAGGAACAACAGAAATATTCACAACTCTATTTCCAACAGTCTTCAAAATCTTTTCTGGGATCTTAGCATTTTTTAACCCTGTTAAAGTTTTTGTCTGTCCTGTTGTTTTTGCTTTTCTGTCATTTGTTGCAATATCTCCTGTATCTCGTATTCCCTCTCTAACATCATTATTAATTTGTACACCTGACCAAATTTCTTCCCAATCATTCCAATGAGTACCATGTGCATTAGCAGTTTCTACATTAGGCCAATTATCATATTGCCCCTCTAAACTTGTAACTACAACTGCTCTTGAAGAACTATCATACCAAGTATCTGTAGGAGGATCCAAATCCACATTACCAATATAATTTTGAATTGAAAATGGATTAATTTTTAAAGTCTTTTGTAAATTTTTACCTGTAAGATTTCCCGTTTGAGGCTGAATAATAAAAGGGCTTGTTGTAAATGGTAAAGTAATAACACCTCCATTATTCACTAATGTACTATTCTGAGTATTTGAATCATATTTTAATGATGTAAGATCTGATTTAAAAGGAGGCCTCAATTCTTTATTCTCATAATCTACAGACGAATTATAATCTGCATTGAATACATCTCCAATGTTATGCCCTGCAAAAGGATCTACTAGAATACCATTCTTAAATCTATCATTTGAATTAACATCTGTTATTGTTAAACCATCGGCTTCTTTTTCCAGTAAACTCAATGATACATAATATTCTAATGTTTCTATTCGTCTTTCAAGAGATCCAATATCTCTCATTGTAAAACGTTTATTATCAATATATCGAGTTTTAATATCTGATGGGTTAAAAGTATATGCTGGAACTTCCGCAGTATATAATGTCAAAGAATCGTCATCATCCGGAGGTAAAACTGGATTCACATCAGATACACCTTGAATTACCTTAAAATTTCTATCTCGTGTAAGAGCAATTTTATCTTTTCGAGGAATATAATGTGCATAATCTGTATCAAATGTATAGTCAAAGTCCGGTAACACTTTTCCTTGAAAAACATTCGCAGTTGTAGTAATATCATTTGTATGACTTGGGGTTCCTGATTCTCCAGTATTAGCAGTTTCTATACCTATTCTTTTTGGTCTAAAATCTATTACATCCCTAAGTTGAAATTTATTACCTGATACAGGAGATGTAAAAGAAGGTATCTCCGTGTATGAAGTATTACCCGCTCCACTATAAATGTAAGAATCGACTGTTATAGGACCAACACCGGAATGAGTATAGTAATCTACGATTGCCATTACTTGCCCAGTAGGTTTTGTCTCTCCAGGTTTTAATGTAATTTTTCCATAATCATAATAATTGTCTTTTTGCCCATCATTAAATTCGAATCTAGAAGTAATGTTATGTTGATTTGCCGAATCTGATATGGCGGCAGTTACGTGTGCAGTTGTAACATTTGCAGTAAGAGACATTGAATCTACAATAGCGACTAATTTTTTAATATCCGCAATATCTAATGAATTATTTGCACCAGGATTTATATCTAATCCTGTACCAAAAACAATTTGTCCTGCTCCTGATTGATCTTTATTTGCTGAATTATGATCAACTACTGCATGTGTCGTATTTCCTGTCACTAATACTTTTTTAGCAATCTGAGATTGTGAACCAGTGGCAGTTGCATTAGATCTTTGCATTGTAGCAATAACTTTGACCGATTGACTTGCAAAAGATTTAGCACCAGTAGTAGATGAGTCTCCATTTATGGTTAATGTAGCACCATCAGACGATAAAACTAAAGATCTAGTATCAGAACCAGATCCTGGCCCCACCATTCCTGATCCTGAAGTATTTGAAAACTCTATAACATGCCCATCATGTGTTCCTGATGTACATGAAATAATAAAATTAGCATCACATTCTGATGCTGAAAGAGTTTTATTTGTTCCTGGATAAAACACTTCACCAGATGGAGCAGAAATAGTCCCAACCTGTCCTGAAGTTAAAGTAGCAGTAAATGTTCTTTTAAATCTATAAGTTGTTGTACTTGTTCCTGTAGGATTTAAATTTGCAACAACTGGATTTTGTAAAGGGAAAATAAGTGAACGTTCTTCATCATTATTTTTGTAAAGAATTGTATCACCTGTATCTGCACCACCTACTTTTCCAGACGGATCGACATTGAACGCATCATTGATCGTTGTACTACTAATTTTAACACCTGAACGAATATCCTTGACACCAAAATCAACAGAATATGTACTTGCCGCAATTGTTGGTTGAGATAAAGCACTGTCTAATACCGCAGTATAAGTTGAAGACTCCGCAGTACCATTAGAATCACGATCCACATAATCAGCCGAAGCCGTACTGGATCCAGACCACGATAAAACTTTTCTCGTATCTGAAGTTGTTATGCCTTGAAAAGAAGTATTTACAGTAACACTACATCCGTATAAACAATTGATCGTAGGAAAAGAATCTGCACCTGATGTTTTTAATTGTATTGCGGTTACATTTGATGTAGCAGATCCAACTGTTCCAGTTACAGTTTTAAATCTGAAATCAAACAGATGAGCATCATAGATTGTAGAGAATATGTTATGATGTGTATTTGTTCCTGATGACCCATATTTTGTTGTAATAGAACTATCTCTCCCTTGTTTAAAATCAAGTTGTCTTATACGTGCAGTTCCAATTTTTGTATTTGCAATAGTAGCGGCCGAACTCGTATGAATTCCTATAAATTCTATATTACCTGTTGCCTGTGCAATTGCAGTTCCACTATTCGTTTCATCAGTGGCTGGCCACTTAACCATATGCAAATCAATTAGATCCATACCAGCGGCACCTGTTCCTGAACCCATTGCACCAGTATCTACACCTACATCAAATCCAACTTTTTGATGAAGGTCAGTAACAGTCAAATATGGACCAAAATCTGTTCCTTGACTTTCTCCTGCAACCGTTCTAGTATCTCGTCCTTTATTAATATCAATAAAAGATGTTGTTACTGATTCATATTCATAACCTTTAACGTATGCTTTACCTGGGCTTAAAGCCGCCGTAACTTTTGAATCAACTCCTATCTTCTGATTATTCGAACCGTCGCCCAGAGCAGTTCCAGATGTTAAAGTTAGAGTTAAATTATCCGTAATTGAATCAATGGTTGCAGTCTTGCTAGTATTCCCCGATAAAAAAATTGAATCGCCTGTATTCAATTGAGAAACAAATCCTGTTCCTTGACCTGTAAAAGTTGTACACGCATTTGCAGTAGTTCTTGTAGTTGCTATACCTGTAATTTTATGTGTTTCGAAAGCAATCGAGAAAGGTTTAACTGTAAAGTCGCCTGATTGATCATAAGTACGTCTTGCTAATACATCACCAATTGCTCCATATAATGGATTAATTATTTCTTTTGTTTTTACTCCATTTTCTACTCTAAGCAATTCAATAAAATCCACATCAGATCTTGCTTCTAATGGATTAGTAACTGCTTTAGTATAAATTGGAGAACCTGTAGCAGGAGTTACAGGTTTACCAGATGCAAAATATGTAAAAGTAGTACCACTTGTGGTATTTGCGATAGGAAATTTACCATTGTATTCTGATTGAGATGCTCCAGATACAATTACAAAATCTCCATTAGCCAAATTATGATCCGTAGAAGTTGTTACGGTAACTGTATTTACTGCTTCAGTAAAAGTCATACCAGAAGAAACAACAGGCACACCTGCTTCAAATATATTTTTCCTAGATAATACTAAATCTATTTTATATCGATTAGCACCAGGAGCAGTATAATTTGGTGTTCCTAATGCATTATCTAAAAGACTTGTATCATCCACACTAGAAATAACAGTTTCGGTAATTGATAAACCAACTCGATATGTAGGAGTAGAAGAATATTTCTCTAAAATTAATGTTTGAGGTGAAGTATATACAAAATAACCTCCTATATAAAATACACCTTCATCTATAGTAACAACTGATCCTTCTCCAGATGATACTGATGACACTAATGTTGTAACCCCTGTTAATCCTTCAGTTTCACCTGCTACATTAGCAAAATAAGTTGTACCTGTATCTATTGTTTGTATAATTTCATCATCAACAAAAACTTTTTCATCCAAATAATTAATCATTAATGTATTAAGAGTTGTTTGAGTAAATGACTCGGCCTCTACAACCGTTGCTCTGGCTCCAGATGTATTTCCTTGAATAATTCTATCTTTAAAATTTGATGCAGTAATTTGTACACTAGCATAGTTTGTTTGAAGTTTTAATGAATTTACTTTAGTGTTTAATGAGATTTCAGCACCACTAACACGATCTCCATCCGTGAAATTAAAATCTCCTAATCTTTCAATTTGATTCTGTAGGAGTGTCTGCATTTGAGACATTTCTCTTGCCTGTACAGAATAACCTGGTCTATACAGAATCTTGAAGAATTTTTTATCTTCACTAAAATCATCATAATAAGGAGAAACGTTGAAATCTGTTGTTAATTTAGGCATTATTATTCCTTAAAACTCAAGAACTATTTTAAAATCCTCTATTTGATTTGCTGATCTGGTTACACTTGTTCTATTTTCAATATAAAGAACATCACCACTATAAAGTTTCATATCAGCATTTGCTATTCCATTTGCAACTACAGTTGCAGTTGCGCCCGAATTCTCTCCTGTGATTGTAGATACAGTAGTATTTGAAACAAATGTACCTTGAATTCGATTTAATCTTACTTTGTTATTATTTAGAAAATCAATTAGTACACCATTAGCGGTACTTGTTGAGAGAGTATCTCCTTGATACACTTTCTCATCTGCTATAAATTGTCCGGCCACTGTAGATACTGTTAATTTAGTAGATTGATCCGCTAAATCCGAAGTAAAAAAAGCATTTGCATTTGCACTTTGGAGTGGATCACGAATTAAACCAACCTGTCTAAATTCATTTTCTGTCGTAAAGAATCCAGACTCATTACCAGTAATTCTAGAATCTAGCATAATCCTATTTCCACCAAGTTCTTCTATAGCATTGAAACCATGCCCTCCTACTGGGCTTATAATAGGTTCTGCAAGGGCTCCTGATCCGTGAGAAGAATTTGCAGTAACATTTACAGTTGCGGTAGTATAATTTAATCCTTTATTAGTAACAAGAACCTCTTTTACACCAAATGTTGTATTACCAACAACTCTAGCCTTCGAGGAAATACCGTCTCCACTTATTGTAATAGTGGGGCTAATTGTATATCCAGAAGATGTATTAGGAGAAACTGTAAATGCAGTTCCAACAGTGACCCTTCTTAAAGCAGAATCATATGCAGTTATAGTAGATTGTTCCCCTCGACCAGCATTGTTTGTAATATACAATGTTGATCCAACATACACACTATCAGCCGTTGTATTTGCAGTAGTCGCTAATTGTAAAACCGTAGTATTAGTAACAGAAGCAAAAATGTTTTCTGTGAATTTATAAGACGATACAACATCCTGACTTATCGTTGCCTGAGCCCCAGAAGTATTTCCCACAACAATTTCGGTATTTGTCATTAAAACATTGCCACTCGGAAAATATATCATAGAATTTGAACCTGATCCAAAAGTAATTACAGTTCCTTTATTTCCTGAAGTAGAGCCTGTAACCACCTCTCCTACTACAAAATCTCTATTTTCATTTCCTGTAGAATCTGTAGGAGAAGTAGATAATTCTATTAGAAAATTTCCATTTGATGTTCTATTAATGATATCAATACTTCCATCCACCGAAGTCTGTTCAACTGTATATTGGGCTGAACCATCATTAACATTTCCGATTTTTTTAACAGGAACATAGTCAGAAGTAGTAAATTTTAAAATTTCTTGAGGAGAAATAGTATACATATACTTCCATTTATATCCATCTGTTAATTCTATTAATCCCGAACTTGTTCCCGTAGGTTTAATCGTAGATACACCATTCGCTACATTATTTTGTAAACACTTATATACATTTAAATCATCAGTAACCACATAAAAATTATTCGCAAACAATTCATTAGTTACATCAGAATAAGCAGTATATGATGTAGAAGTTTGCCAATCGGTTCTCGGTATAATATGACTCACATCAGCCGATGACAATTTTTTAGCCGCTATCATAGATCGCCAATAATCAAAACTGGTATTCGATACAGAATCAGTTGGCGCCGGAGCGGAAGACTCATCATCCCAAACTTCAACTTTTCCAACAAAAAGATACAAATATGTTGCTGAAGTTTCACTAAGAGATTCTATGAATTGCTCTGCGTTATGTATTTTAAATTTGTTCGTTACTAAATTAGGCATATTATTATTTATGATGAAACTATTACTTTAGGTTCCACATTTGAAAAGGTTGAAATTTCTTCAAATTGAAGTTTACCTGAAGAGGTGTTTGAGGTTGTATATAAAACATTCAATAGACCTATACCATCTTCTAAATGTATAAATCCAGTTTCCGTTGAATCCGTATATCCCAGAAAATTATTTGCACCTTCATATTTGTGTGATAATGTTATTGATAATTCTGAAGGCTCTAAATTTAAATTTCTTAGGTTAAGATTATTTATTGTTATATTTGCAGTCCCATCTCCCAGAACCGTATTTGTTATAATTTGAGTATCACTTGATATTGTTACAACTTGTGCAGTCAATGATGTATTCGAACTTAATGATACAACATCCCCGACCAATAAGTCTTCTGTAAAATATGAATCAGCACCAGTCAATGTAGTATTTCCATCATTCAAACCATTAGCGGTAGTGGTTCCTCTCACGGTAGATTCTAATACCATTGAATGTATTATATCGTTATCAAAATTTACAGTAGATCCATCTCCAATAGTTGTATTACAAACAATAGCAGTGGAATTTATAATACTAACTACTTGCATTTTTTCCGTAAAATTATCTTGAAGTGTAATAACATCATTTATATTCAATTCATCTTCAAAATCAGTTCCTACTCCTCTAATCATATGTTTATTAAAAGATGCTATATTAGCAGTTGCACCAGATGTCACTCCATTTGCGTTTGAAGTCAATACAAAATTATTCACCATAGAGTGTAAAGTAACTATTTTTGTATTAGATGGATTAATGGAATATTCACTCACAATTCCCGATCCTGTATTATTTTGATTTTCCATAAATAAGGTATCGATAACAGTTGAATTAGAAGATTCCAGTATTAATTGCCCATTAGATGTCTCAGACACAGGATCAAGAGTAGATTGTAATAATATTTTATCAGGGACTCCATTATCCGTAGATTCATATAAAAAATTAAATCCATCTTCTGTCTGAAAATAGTAATTCTCAATATTAGCAGAATTAATACCATTATCACTATTCAAAAGAATAACATCAGTTTCTCCTTGAAACATTGTTTCCGAGACAGTAAATGTTGATGAAGAGTTTGTTAGTTCAATATAAGACAATACATTTGATGATGAACTGTTTAATGTTCCTGTCAATTGTTTTTCTAGTAAAAATTCCCCATATGTTATTTCAAATGCCTGTTCATCATCAATTATAATTTTACTATCTTCAGGGAAATTTTCAGCAAAATCGGCCGATATTTGAGAAGTCTGTAATAAGAAATTATCATTATTCTCTAATATCAATACACCAGAACCATCTTCTAATGTTACCTCATCAGTTCTACCAACATCCGATAGAATTACATCTGAATTACCAGTAATGGTAATAAAACCTCCAGTTCCTCCTACTGATAAAGATTGCATTTTGTCTAAAGATATAGTATGAGAAGGTTCATAATATTGTTCCATTAAAATACTATCCCCATCTTCTAATATAATATTATCACCACTTTCACTTGTTAATAAATGATCAAACCCCATTTGCAAATTAGGCGGAACAGGCTTATACTCTCCAAACAATTTGCTTCCTGCAGGATGTAACAAATCATTTACCGTTTTCTCATAATCGGTCAATTGTTTTGAACTTTTTAAAGAATAACTATAATCTTGATAAAAGTTACTATCTATAAATTTTTTAATTGAACTTGGTCTTCCATTTTCATTCAAATATCTACCAGTGGTTATGCCTACTGCACCAATATTGGCAGATAAATTCGCATTACCTCCTCCTTTTTCTGCTAATGATAAAGAAGGTGCTGTTGTATATCCAACACCAAAATTAATAATTTCTATTTCTCTTACAGATCCGGCCGCTAATCCTGCAACATCAATTACTGCATTATTTCCTCGTATGCCTCCTCCAGCAATAGCAGTACCAGTATTTACTGTAGCAACCGCTTCAGAAGAAAAACCTGTAATAACTTCATTTGAAACAAAATCAGTTGAAGATATCAAAAATCTATCATCCTCCTTATGCCCGAACGGTAATGTAAATTTGACTGCAACATTTTCATTATAAACAATAGTACCAGTCGCAGGAGTTGAGAGTGAACCTCCTACCGTATAAGTAAATGTTGTTGTTCCTGTTACCGCTATTGTTTTTTCTCCATTGTATCCAGTAGGAGAGGCTCCGCTTAATATTACTTTCTGCCCATCATCAAGACCATGCTTTTTTGGTGTTGTTACAGTTGCGGTTGTTGATGTTCTTGCAATACTTGTAACTGGAAAGTTTAACGTTTGAAATGCGCCTGTTATGGTAGTTCCAGTAGCAGTGTATTCTATAGTCGTATCAGTATTTGTTGATTCAGTTGAACTTGCCGCATT